GAAAAGTAACAAAGCTAAAATAAAGAAATCTGAAGAAATATATGTAAAATTTACGGACGCAGTAGAAAAAGCACTTGCAGAAGCAGAAATGCGAGACGTTCTAATTATAGGGAAAGCTGCAGAGAAAGAGTGGCAGGCAGCAGCATGGAGGTTAGAAAGGAAGTTCCCTGACCGATGGGGTAGGAAGTTGAGCGTAGAAGGGAAGCAGGAGCTTATTCTTCCGAGAGTTGAGATAATTTATGAACGCACTGATACAGAGGACAGATGAAGGAATAAAGATAAAGCCACATAGAGGCCAGCAGTTAGTACTTGAGGCCAAAGAGAGGTTTGTTGCAATGATTTGTGGGACTGGTGGAGGAAAGACATCATTAATCCCAGTGTGGCTGTTGCAGGAGTTGAGGCGGGACTGGGAAAATGGCATTTTCGATAGTGCGTATTTGGTTGTCAGTCCAACGTATTCAATGCTAAGAAGGTTCATCGTTCCAGCAATAACAGATTTGTTTGATGCCGTTACAGGTGGAGTGTTAAGCAACGTTGATAGGTGCTATTACTTACCGCAGGGGAATAAGATTTATTTAGGATCAGCTGATAATCCGTTTACGTTGGAAGGAGTTCACGTATATGGCGTGTGTTTGGACGAAGCAGGTCAGATGAGGCGTGAGGCATGGGATGTTGCATTAAGGCGTGTAGGCTTTTACCAAGGGCGGATATTGATAACAACTACACCGTATAATAATGGGTGGCTTAAAACAGAATTTTACGACAAGTGGAAAGCGGGGCTACCCGAATATAGAGTGGTTCAGTTTGCGAGTGTAGAAAACCCTGCATACCCGAGAGAAGAGTTCGAGAGAGCCAGAAGGGACTTACCCGATTGGATGTTCAAGATGTTTTATATGGGTGAGTTTGCGAAACCCGAGGGATTAGTTTACCAAGATTTCAATCCGAGTGTGCATGTTGTCGAGCCATTTGATATACCGAAAAATTGGACACGGATTGTGGGGGTAGACTTTGGCTATAATAATCCGTTTGCTGTGNTGTGGTTGGCGATAGATGGAGACAATAACATTTACGTATACCGAGAATATTACGAGCGAGAGAAGTTGCCCAAAGAGGCAGGGGAAGATATTGTGCGTTTATCCAAAGGCGAGATGATTGATGCTGTCATATGCGACCCATCACGTCCAGAGGGTATGGAGGATTTGAGGCGGTTAGGATTACCAGTTCAAGCGGCTGATAATTCTGTATTGACAGGTATACAAAGAGTAACAGAGAAGTTGAAGGCAAGGCAGTTGTTTGTATTCCGTGGGTTGCAGAATACGTTAAATGAGTTTGAGGTGTATTCGTGGAAGGTTATCAATGGTGCACAATCAGAACAGCCAGTAAAGGAGTTCGACCATTCTATGGATGCGTTGCGATATGCTATAATGTACATAACAGAACACATTGAAAAGCGCAATCCTAAAGGGATTGACGTCTTGCGGGGGGTGAAGATTTACGACAAACCCGTTTAAGTGGATAGTAGGGGAGATATCAAAATTAAGGCAACCTAATTATGGGCAATATGGATGGGTTGTCAATGCTTATAACACGCCATATTCATTAAATACCTCACGAGTAAATTATCAGTTAGCACGTGAATTATATCACAATACAAACGAAGCTTACAAGTTAGGAGCGGGCTTTGCGAAGCCAATAATAAACACATTAGCTGGGTTTATGGGTGCGCCGCATTTCAGGTGTGCGGATGAGGAAGCACAGGCAGTGTTAGATGATTACCTCGTGGATTGGACAAGTAGAATCTTGCGAGTTCACCAATTGACATTGAGAGATGGCGACTGTTTTCTATATTTGTATGTGAATAACAAGAGAAGTGTTCTTTACCCAGAGCGTGTTGGTGGTTCAGTGGATTTCACAATCATACCGCCAGAGCAAGTTGCAGACATTGAGTTAGACCCCATTACTCATGAGCCAGTAGCATATACGATTTCAGCAAGGGTAATGTGGGATCAGGGAAGAAGGCAGTATAACTATACCCAAATCGTAACAGCAGATAGTATTGTAACACAAGCTGAAGGAGACGTACCACCAGATTTGAAGGTAGGAGAGCAACCTAATTTGTGGGGCTTCATACCGATAATACATTTTAAGAATGAGGCGGAAGAGACGCAGTTATTTGGCAATTCCGAGTTGGAAGCAGTAGAGCCATATTTCAAGGCGTACCACGATGTGATGTTACATGCTTTGCAAGGTTCAAAGATGCATTCAACTCCAAGGATGAAGTTACAGCTAAAAGATGTTAGCGGCTTCCTTAAAAACAATTTCCCTGAAGCGTGGGAAAGTATTCAGCAGGGTCGACCAGCGAGAATTGATTTAACAGGTCATGAGCTTTTAATCTTTACCAATGAAGAGGATGCATCGTTTATTGAGGTTAGTTCAGCGATAGGTGATGCGGGGTCATTGTTAGAGTTGTTATTTTACTGTATTGTTGATGTGTCTGAAGTGCCCGAGTTTGCATTTGGTGTGCACACTCCAAGTTCGCATGCGAGCGTGAAAGAGCAATACCCGTTGTTAATTCGAAGAGTAGCACGTAAACGTGAGATGGTAACAGAAAGTTGGCAGCAATTTGCACGTATGGTATTGGCAATGCATTCACAGGTAACAGGGAAGAGGTTCAAGGATTATTCAGTAGCGTTAGCATGGGATGAAGTAATCGAGCGAGATGAAGAGCAATATGCAAGGGTACTTAATTTGCTCACGCAGGCAATTAATACTGCATTGATGGGTGGCTTCATGAGTATGGATGCGGCAGTGGATTTGTTGAGCGAGTATGTGGATACCATGCAAGGTTATGTTTCAGATAATGAAGAGCTTCCGGGCGAGCGTGAAAGGATAATAAGGAGTTGGATATTACGACAGCGGCTTGAAGAAAACGCTGGGATGAATGCACAATTAGAGGAAATTAATAAGGCGATAGAAGAAGCACGTAATGAGCTGGCGTGATGATTTGAAGCGTTTCAATGGGCCGTATTATAGGTGGGCACTTGAAAACAGGCGAAAGTTTCTTACTACCGAGTTAGCCACAGAAAAGGCATTAGCAAAAGAATTGGAAGGGTTAGTCGAAGACTTGAGCATGTCTATAGAAAAAATGCCACTTGATGTTGGAGCACAGATGAAGTATGTCCGAGAAGGGCTGAAGGATTTCGCCAAGGCGTTGAATGGCAAACAGAAAGATATCATTAGCAAAGGTATCGAGAAGGCAGTAGGCATTGGGGTTGAGTATAACGAGAAAGTTAGTGCGGATTTACTCCTAAAGGTATTCCCTGAAGTAGCGGAAAAAATACAAAATGTGTTTGGTTCAGTGCAAGAAGATGTTATCAAGGCAATGTGGAATCGCAGGGTTGGTGGTTTATATTTAAGCGATAGGATTTGGAATATAACTGGTGATACCACAGAGGCGATAGGGAGGATATTAACAGCAGGGATAGCAGAAAATATGGATCCTGTGGATATAGCAAGAGCATTGACAAAGTATGTTAAAGAAGGTTCAGGGACATTAGTAAAGGACTACCCTAATATGATGAAACGCATGGGCAGGAGGTTACCGAAAGACTTAAATTATGAGTCGTTGCGTCTGGTTAGGACAGAGTTATCAGCGGCTCATGGTGATGCCACATTAAAGAGTGCGACATATAACCCTGCATGTAGAGGTGTGAAGTGGGTATTAAGTTCAGAACACCCAGAATACGATATTTGTGATGAGTTAGCATATGCCGACCAAGGGTTTGGGCCGGGTGTTTACCGAGTAGAGGATGCTCCACCAATGCCTGCGCATCCGAATTGTTTGTGCTTTTTTACAGAGGTAGTGGAAGACCCAAATGCATTTGTGCAAAGGTTAGAGAGGTTCAGGGACAATCCAGATAGTGATCCCGAATTGCAGGAATATTGGCAAAGGACATTTGCTAAGCCATCAGAAGAAGAAACAACGCCGTCTTTTCCATCTGTACCAAAGAAAACTTTGGAAAGGGCAATGCATGATCCTGATTATTTATCTCAGCAGCTGAATGCTTCACATGGGGATATTGTTTTGCAGGATATGGCGAAGGAGGTCGGGTTCGATAAAAAGCCCACATTATTGAGTAAGGAAGAGATGGACGCTTACATTCAACAAGGAAATAGAGAGCTTCTCCGTGGTATTGCAGGGCGTGAAGGAAAAGCTGAAAAGTATGTAGAGCAATTTAAGACTGGAGAATATTTTGCAGGAAAAGGGGTCTATGGAAATGGAACATATACGGCATATGGGGAGGATAGGATGGAAGTTGCCAAACAATTTGCAGATGGGGTGGAAAAAAATATATTGCGTATGGCCTTAAAAAAAGATGCAAAAATAATATCGTATGATGCCCTTATAGAGATGCAGAAGGCAGAGTTTACAGCTCTACAGGAGGAAGAACGGGCCCTACGAAGAAAAGCATGGAGAGAGGCCGATAGAATTTACCATGAGACTGGAGATGATGATAAAGCTGAGATGTTTTTAAAGGAGGCTGCTAAAAAGTGGGAAGAAATGGAGAAATTCCGACTGGTTCTTGCGGATCCAGGAAGATATGCATTGTATAAAGGGTATGATGCAATAGACATCCCTTCTCCAGGGTTTATGCTGGTGTTAAATAGAGGAAAGGTTTTTGTTCAAAAATAATAAAGAAAGAGGGTGTAACTTTGCTTCCTGAATTGAGTAGAAGGATTGGAAAGGTTATGAGCGCTCCGTCAATGCTAGGACTAACGATTGAAGAAAGAGAACGATTTATTCGTGCAGTAGAAAAGGCGGAAAAGTTCACGGATTTAGGGATTGAGGAGCAGTTCATGATTTTGCGGGCTGAGAGAGAAATAGAATTGTTAAAAAAACAATGGAAGCAAAAATACAGATAGATCTGTTAGATTCAGATGGGAGAAAGGCGAGGTCACAGCTGAATTTTCGCAATGCGCGTATTGCAAGAACGCCTTGGATTATGCTACCTGTGCAGAATTCGGGCCAAAACCTAAAAAATACCGCCGCAACGAAGAACCCTGTCCAAGGCGAATACCAGAAAAATGAAAGGAAGGAGGACAGTGGAAGAAAAACAAAAGCAAAACCAGCCAATTCAGGTTTACGAAAATCCTCCTTCAAAGCGAATTGAGATTCATTCCAGACATCAAAAGCTGGTGGTGCGAGACTTAAAGACCGGTCAATACGTTAACAAGCGCTGAGGCTAAGGCCGAGGCGCTTTTATTGTGCCATTTATGTGGTATAATGGAACATATGAATGGGGGTGAACGTCCAATAAAAGTTGAGAAGAGGTACGATAAAGCACGAATAGAGATTAACCCGAAGTATGGGAAGCCGATTATCCGAGACATGAAGACAGGGCAATACCTTCCCAAGTATAGAAAGGGGGTGAAATAGTGCCGACAAAATTTACCATTAATAATGACGAGATTTCAGAACGTGATTGGGGGGATGTAGACAAAGGCAGTATTTGGCAAACATTCAAAAAAGCACGTGAAGAAGGAGCTTCAGGGCTTGCAAGTGCGATAAAAGAGATGTATGCGGTAGTCAAAGCTCCTGTTGATGAGAATTTAAGGGAAGCCGATTGCTGGGGGCCACACCATGAGATAAGAAGCGATGGAACATTAGTCGTTAATCGTAGGGGTGTAATAGCGGCAGTTGGAGCATTAGCTGGTGCAAGGGCAGAGCCGAATTTAACTGCGAGCGAGAAGAAGGAGGCGGCAATGCATTTGGCGAAGCATTACCGAACAATGGGATTAGAGCTTCCCGATACGATAAAGGAATATGCAGGCGAAATGGCAGTACCGTTACAAGCAGATGTAAATGGTGAGATGGCAATTAACGATATTCCAGTCGCTCCTTGGGCTGATATAGAGAGTTTGAAAGAAGGAGACAATAGCCCGATGGAGGTTATTGTTTCAGTACCAGTTGGCAAGTCTAAAAGGGGGTGGTTGTACACTGAGGAGGCTTTAAGAAGTATTGAAAAAGTCGTTAACGAGCAAGGCCTTCCTGGATTTCTCGGTCACCAAAAGCCTGAGGAAGTGGAACATGAATTCCCGAAGCCAGTTACACATTGGGTAGGTGCAAAGTTTGAAAATGGCAAGTTGTATGTGCGGGGAGTAATTGACAAAGACGCAGATGATTTGAAGCGGTGGATAAAGGGAAGAGCCGTACGTACAGTGTCCATATTTGGCGTGCCGAAATTGGCCAAAAAGGGTAATGGCGAAATTGAGGTTGTAGATTATCAGCCGTTGAGTATTGACTGGACACCGTTAGGAAGGGCGGGGATGGAAACACAAGTTATAGCTATCGGCGAAATGGATAGTGTAAGAGAAGAGACAAAAGAAGAAACACAAGAAGAAACAAAGGCAGGTGATAGCATGGACGAAGTGCAAAAGGTTTATGGTGAGCTGACAGAGTTGCTCGGGGTAGAAGGTGAGGAACTTGTCGCAAGTGTAGAGAAGATGAAAGCCGCATTTGAAGAGCAGAAACGCAAAGAATGTGGCGAGTTGGTGGAACAGCTGATTAAAGAGAAGGTTTCAGGCGAAGTAGCACAAGTATTGGTAAAGAAGTTGCTTAAGTATGAAGGTGAGCCTGACAAAGAGAAAATAGCAGGCGAGATTGATAATATCTTGAACGACCCAGATGTGAAAGAAGCATTAAGTAAGATTTATGCTGTAAACCCTCCAGTAGTGGGTGAAGAGCAGAGTAGTAAGCTCGTAGTTAAGCGAGTAAGAATTTAGAAAGGGGGCAGAGAAAATGGCGTTTGATGGACAGCCAGTACTAAGCACAGAGTATCAAATACCGCAGCCAAAGGTTAGTGATGGCCAGAGTGTAGTTGTAACGGCTACGGGTAATGTGGTTGCAGGTGAGTTTTACGAAATTCAAGGCTTTCTTGGAGCGGCCATGACTAATGGCAAAGCAGGGGATAAGGTAGTGCTGAACATTGAGCAAGCAGAGTATAGCACTGTGCAGGTTGTAGATGGTGCAACGTTTAGCGTTGGAAGTTTGGTCTATTGGAATGGGACGGCATTTACTAATGATGTTGGAACAAGTAATAGGTTAGTGGGGCGTTGCACATCTTATGACAGTGTGAATAAGGTGCTTACGTTTATCCTTGGGCCGCAAGCATAGAGAAAGGGGGCTGATATAGATGACTATAATTGATCAGGAAAGTCTTAAAGCCGCAAAAAGGCAAGGAACATATACATATACCGTACCTATGGTGATTGATAAAAAAGAGTACCCTGTAGATGTAAGGCTAATTAATGGCGAGATGGAAACATACCAGTTGACTAAACCCATAGGTGAGTTGATGACATCGGCATCGCTTGAAGATAAGCAGGACTTGTTAAGGAAGGTTACGTTAGATGTCCAGCTGGGTAGGGAGCAGGTTCAGACATTGTATGCTCCAGTTTACCAGACTTTAAGCGACCCCAATTTTCCGAGGGTATTGCAGGCAACATGGGCAATGTATGGGAATGTAGTATTCCTTGAGCATTTGGAAGGGCAAGAGGTCAAGTTCGGGAGTTTGTCCGTTGAGCGGGGGCCGATTGCTACCATTCAGGAATACACCGCAGGATTTGAGTACACCAAGGAACTCATAGATTTCAATGAGATGTTCAGGATTGAGCTTATCAATCAGGCGATTGGACAGGCTTATAATGCGTTGCTGAATCATATCCACTTGTACCCGATTTTCAGTTACAACAAATACAACACCAAGAATGTTACCACATGGAAAGGTGAACAAGGCGACCCATTGTGGTTAGGGATTTACAGGACGTTGAGGCAGGCAATCATAGATGCCACTTTAGCAAAGCGTCAACCGACAGTGTTACTTGCAAACCCAGCTGATAGGTTTGATATTGAACTTGCATTGCGTGGAGGTTTTACCATAGAAGGCACGACTTATCCAGCGTTATCAGGCATTGATACGATTATCTACTATGAAGGTTGGCAAGGAACAATGAATGGTAAGCCATATGTGTATGAAGGAGTACCGCAGGGCGAAGCGTATTTGATTAGGCCGAAGCAAGGGTTTAAGGAACTCGTGAAGAAAGACCTTACCATTGAAACTACCAGCGGCGATTTGACAAGGTTAGTTGAAGCTCAGATAATCGCTTATGCTTACCGAGGCGTATTCGCTGCATTAGATGAGAATGTGCAAAAGGTAAAGATCAGTGCGAGCCAAGCGAGCCAATCATGATACCAACTCCAGAGTTAGTTGAGCAGTTACGCAATCTTGCTGGTGAGAAGGAAGAGGGAAGGTTCACCGATGCTGAATTAGAAGACATTATTAAGGCGTCAGATAACATTTATGCGGCGGCTTCCTATGTATGGACATTAAAAGCGGCGAGGATACAAGAAGAGTTAGGGAACATTCAAAGCTATTCTATTGGTGCAGAAAGTTACACTTATAGGTCGTTGACAGACATGTTGGAGTTGTGCTTAAAGATGGCTTACTTATATTCCCAGATGGGTGATATGGGAGCAAGAATTGTGCAGGTTAACTCTCCTGATGTGGTATGAAGGAACAGCGGGTTAGAGACATCGCATGGGCAATTGAGCAAAACCCTGTAGATGTTACCATTTACCGTACACAGCGAGTATTGAGTGAAGGACATTACACCGAGACTACCACGGAAGTAGGAACATATAGAGTGCGTATATTCTTGAATGATAGGAATATTCCAGTAAAATTGATTGATGAAGGAGGGAGGGCATTGCGAAGTGTAACATGGTCAATGCTTTGTGATGCTTCCGTAGATGTAAAGGCTGGTGCAAATGTGGTGGATGTGGTAGACGTACCTATGCTGGGAAAATTAAAAGTAGTTAATGTTATCCCAATAAGTGTTCAAGGTGAAGTTGTAGGATACCAAGTGCAGTTACAGGGGATGGATGAATGATAAAGGTTGCCCAAGGTTTCAGTGATAAAAGTAAATATAAGTTTCAGCAGATTTATGCGTTAATGGACAATGTATACCGACCAATGACAGAAGGGTACATGAAAGCAAACAAGCCGTGGACTACACGAACAGGTTTGGCTGTAGCAGGGTTGCATTCCAGAATAGAGAAGAGCGAAACCGAAATAAAACTCATACTTGGGCATGGCGTAAGTTATGGCGTTTACCTTGAGCTTGGGCATAAGGTAAAAACTAAAGGCGGTAAGGTAAAAAAGGTTAAGCCGTATGCGATACTCAAGCCAACGATGGATAAGTTCTATCCAGACATATGCGAGCGTATAAGGGAGCTGTGGAGCATGTGAGAGACGAAATAAGGAAGTTACTTGTAGAAAAAGTTGCATTAGTTGGTGAAAGGGTATACGAGCCATATGTTCCTTCATTGCAAATAGAAAAGCCTTATCTTGTAGTTAAGGAAGGTTCACGGGAAGTACCAAACGATTGGGCTGGGTATACGACTACCGTTGAAGTGTGGATATTTGAAAACTTTGAGACATTTGCGGATGTAGATCAGTTGGCGGCGGATGTGATTAGTGCGCTGGACAAACAAATAATCACGGTTAATGATAAGAAGTACTTATTACGTTACCTTGCTACTATAGGTGAGGATTTCTGGGATGAGGAGCTACAAGCATTAGAANGTGGCTTGCAGTTTCAGGTGTTTTCACTGGGTTGGTTGAGTGGTGAGACATACGACCCAGACCCAGTAGCAGCATTACGTACTTGGAGTGAAAGCCGCTGGGTGAAGGTTGAGACAAAGGAAGGGAAAATAATCAAAACACCGATATTGCAAACTGACCCAGATACATGGGACCCGTCAGACCAGCGTCCGGGCTTATATTGGCGGATTGTGGAAGTGTCAGCACCATATAATGTAAGTGCATCTATGTATTGGATGGATTTCACCATTTATGGGCATGTTGTGGCACCAGATCCGAGTGTCCGTAGAGAATGGATAAGGAAAGTCGTTGAAGCGTTAACAGATGCGATGCGAATAAATGTTAATGATGTTACGGAGTTGTGCGTAGAAGGGATATCAGCTACAATGGATGCGGATCCATTGACAGTGGGACAAATCAGGTTACGTGGAACAATGGGACTCATGCGTAGTAAAGTAAGGGCGGAAGTATTGAAGAACGCTTCCGTTAGTGGTGGGGTGTCATTTACAGTGAAAGTACCCATATTAAACCCTGAAGGGAAAGGAGGTTCGTCGGATTGAGTGCAAAAAAAGAAGTACTAGAAGAAGAGCAAGACACCAAAATAAAACC